GTCGGGCAGAAGCGGCTCTGAACAAGCTGCAACGAACCCCATCCAGTATTTACGGAAGTGATTGGCAGCATACCAAATTCGGTATTTTGCAGGGTCACATTCACAAAGGATGAGCTGTCATAGACATCGCGCAGATCGCGAGCGGATGAGGGATGAACCACGAACAAATCCGGGTTTCCACCATAACCGTAGATGCTTTCGGCCAGGTCGTCCACCATCGTCTTATTCACCTTCCCGGTAGTGGAGGTGGTATTTGTGGTAACGAAGGTGGCCAAACCGCCAAAGGAACGCGGCGCGCTAACGGTGCCAGCGGCGCGGATACCCTGGAAGACCGATTTTTCAATCAGTCGCATCAAGCTGGGGATTTCCTTCATCGCCTGGTATTCCCATTGGTCAGCGATACCGTACTGGCTGATCACTTCCTGGGTGCCGGTGATCTTCAACCCTTCCTGGAAGATGGCAGTATAGTTGTACGGCACAGAAAGCTGTGCAATACCACGATAGTCTGCGTCATCACCTTCGAGGCGGGCCTGGCCAACGATCTCAATCGCAGAAGTGCTGGCGTGAGTTGCATTGGTGCCGCCGTAAGAGCGCGAGTAAATAGAGATGGTATTGTTGGTCGCATCAGAAGCCGATACAACCATGTATTCGGAATCCACCTTGATTACATCGCCATCTTTGAACAGAGAGGCGTCCGTAACAGCAAAGCTGGTGCTGTTGGTTGCAATGGTTGTGGTGTCATCCGCCGTTGTGGTCAGCGAAGAGAGGGCGTCTTCCAGCCATTCAATCTTGGTGCCATTGCGGTTGATGCGGAATTTGGAGCTTGCGGAATCCAAACCGCCCAGCGCGATGATCAGCGGGGTATCTCGCGGGTCGATCATCTTGACGACATCGGAAATTACCCGAATATCCGGGCCGGTGTCGCTGTAGGTACTTTTGGGTTGATCGTAAACAGACATTTAGTCTCCTATATGGACAGCCCTTTCTCGCGGTACTTCTGTTTCAGGTTCATCAGAGAATGAATATCTCCCTGTGGTATGCCCGAAAGTTCTCTGCGGTATTCCGCTGAAAGGTCTGTCTGGCTGATGGTAACTGGTTGGGTCGCCGTTGAAATTGGCGGCGGGGTTTTCCTGCGGTCTACGATGGCCTTCACTTCACTGGCGTAAGCATCGGCGGGAAGGTTGCGGTTTGATAGCAGGATCACATCCGGGTCTGATTCGTTCAGTCCAGCCAGAGACAGAACGGCGCGTTGCAGTTCGGAAACATTGACCGCCGTGCCGGGGCGATTGTCTGTTTGCGCGATGGGTTGCGGCTTTTGGACGTATTGAGAAACAGCCTCTTTGGCTTCTTTCTCCGATAGTCCAGAGTCAACAAGCTCCTTCGTAGTCTGATCTTGCAGTTGGTTCAGGCGTTTCTCAAAGTCGCTGATGCGTTTATCTTTGACGGATTGCATCATGGGGCGCAACCGCGGTTCGAGCTTCGCAAGAATCTTCTCTACAAGAACATCCTCTGGTGCAACACTTTGAGAATTTGAGCTGTCAGATGGGCTTCCCGATGCGGGTGTTGGCACACCCTGACCGGAAACTTCCACCCCGCTTTCCTCAATTGGATCTGACATTTTTCATACCCTTTCAAAAAAGAATGTGTAGAAAACTTGTTCTACACATTCAGAATAACAGGTTTTGAGGGGGTGTTTTTACGGGATCATGGAATGTAGGATAGCACCTCTTCGGCAGTCATTCCAAGCGGTTGGCCAATCTGGTTCAACAACTTTATTACAACAGACGGTAAATTTCCGTCAGACAATTTAATCAGTTCGTAGGTATATTCATCCATCTGCGACATAATAACAAGCCGCTTATATTTCTCTGCCTGGTCAAAGTTTCCTCTTACCGTATTGGAATACAAATTCCGCATAGACTTGCCAAAGTTCTCGTATGCGGCAATGTCTGGGTTATCGTTGTAATACTTTCTTGCCTTTGTTGTATCCATTGACATAGATTTAAAATTCTCGTACTTTGTCAGAATACCCGGCCAGCGTTCTTCGGCAACCCGATCAATTTCAGCAGAAATCGAGAAGTTTCCATTACTGCTATCCGTTTTACTTTTCTGATATTTCATCAGCAAAGCAGCATTATCCTCATCCGGTGTAGTTTCGCTAATCCCCTTCAAAATATCCTGCGCCCCAACAGAATTTAATTGTGCGTCTGTTCGGATCAGCGGCTTCGGCTGTTCAGGAAAGAGATCGGATGCTTTGTCTATTGCTTCCGCAATCTTGCCCTCATAATTATCTTTCAATTTCCAGTATTCTTTGACTTTCGGAAAATCCCTCAAATATTGAGCGGTATCACCGTTGTTATCTTTGAGATAGTAATACCCGTCCAGTTGTTCAAACACTTCTGCGCCGAATTTCTTGCCGGCTTCCCGGTAAAATTGAGAGCGATAATAGTTTTCCAGGTAATCCAATCCGCCATAATATTTGGACAACAGCGGATCAGCCAAAACAACCTGTTGTCTGTACTGCAAATAATTCTGCACATTCGGGTGCTGTTGTAAAAACATTTCAGCTTTTGAGTAATCTTTGGTTCCAAGCACCTGGTAATACTGATCCACAAGTTCTTTGGTATCAGTACCAAACGTCTCAACGCTATACCGGTTCAACAAAGAATTTCTGGCCCGCACCGCCGCCCATTCGTGTGATGTGGTTCCATCCGGCACCGCCAGCACAATACCAATATCGCGCGCTGCGGCAATCAGGTGCATCCGGTCTGTTTCAGCCATCCCCGCAAGTCCCTTGTTGTCATAAAAAGCGTTTAGAATATTACGGCTCAATCCAACCGAGTCGATGATATTATCCTGTGAACCTGGCGGTATCCTGTTTAGCACCGCCCATACGTATGCCTCGTCCCGAACATCATCCGACTTTCGCGATAGCATCACCGTTTCCATGAACGGGTAGCGTTCTTTGAATTTCTGCCACGCCATTGCGTACTTTTCAGGTGACATATTCGGCTTGTTTAGCATAATAGCGTTCATTTCAGAATATGCCTTGTCAATCAGGGCATCCCCGGTATTTCTCCCCTTGAAGCCAATTCCCAGCACGCCGCCCATAGCCTGCGAGAATCCTCTTTGCGAGTAGAACGGCTTTTCCGGGTTGTTAACAGAATACTGCATTGCCATATTCCATATTTCACCGGACTGTTGATAAGCAGCATCGTCTGCCTGTTCGAGGGTGATCACGCCATTATTTACCATCTGCCCCAGAGTCCTACCAACGCGCCGGCGGTCATAATTTGACATGCCGCCCTGCATCAGCATCAACGGATCAAGCTCGATACCGGCTGGTGTAATGATCGGGTTATTGCCCTTTACACCCAACATCGCAGATGCGCCTTTGATTGCACTGGTGATTGGAACCATGCGCCCGGCAAATACGCCGGCAGATTCAGGATTTCCCTTGATCCAATAATCCAACGCCACAGCCATTGAAATAGGTGTCCAAACAGAAGGGCCGAATTTGCCAAGACCATCCACGGTTGCGCCAAAAGCAGACTCTCTCCTCTGCGGGTCGTCAAAGTCCACGCCGATGATCCCATTCAGCGGATTGAGTGTCGCTTCCAGGTTGAAGTACAACGGATTTTCACTGTCAATTCCAAGTAATTCATTGGTATTCACCTGGTATCTGTACCACTCTGGCATCCCGGCATGAATCTTTTCCATGTAATCACGGTATCTGCCATAGGTCGCGCCCAAATAAGGGTTTTTTACGATTCGTTTCATCCAGTTACCGTAGGTTCTGGAATACCAGTATTGATACGGGTAAACATAGGCCAGCAGTGCATCTATTCCACGCTTATCTCGGTAATCCAACAGAGTGAATTTACGCGCCGCGCCGCTGATCTTCATTGCCGTGGCTCTGGCCGTTGCCATACGCCCTTCAATAACCTTACCAAATTGAGCGAGTGCCTTTTCCTGCGCGGTTGTCAAAACAATCGGTTTTTTGGGAACATAGTTTCCAAGAGAATCCATCACCATATTTACCGTGCGCTCGATCTCCGCGACCGTTTCCTGCGCCATATCATATTGTGTCGGTATCTCTGGTGTGGCGTTCTTTATGTGAGCTCCAACATTCTGGGTCTCGCCATCACCGGCTATTTCCGCTCCAATCTTATTCCCGGCCCTGTACGTTAAATCATCCATTTGGTCTGCATCGTTCACATCCAGCGGGCGCAAATCGGAGATTTCGCCATCAATATCACTCAATTCCCGCTCAAGTTCCGCGACTTTATTGGTCCTTCTGCGCTCATTGATTTCCGTAACATTCATCCGTGATTGTTTCGCTGTATTTTTTCCAATGGTTGCTTCCTGTCTGGAAGTCTTATATGATTTTGACCGCCACTTTTTTAGCTCCTCCTGCACATTCGCGCGTTTTCCCTGTAATACGTCAAGCTTCTTTGCGTCCTCTGGTGAAAGGGTTTTTCTCAAACCAACCAGGTCGGATAACTCGTCCACGTCCTTTTGGGTGGCTTTGCCATCACTGACCTTTTCGATCAATTCTGTGGCGCGTTTAGTCTTTTCGGTGTATTTAGGTTTCTCAATGACGCGAAGTTTTCCCGTACTTCTAAAATACTCCTTGTCCGCTTTATCCATCTGGTTGCACTCTTCCCCCAGATTTTGCGCTTTCAATACAGCGGAATCTTCCACCAGCACATCGGGGTAGGCGGCTTTCAGGTCTTCTAATGCGCCGTCATATTCCGCAAACAACTGTTTTCGCAAAGAAGTGTTAAGTTTTTCTTTTGTTGCATAAAACTTTTTCCAGGCAGTATGTTTCTTGATAGCCGCTTCCGATTCGGTGATCTTGCCGGCTCGTTGTTCCTCGATAATATCGTCAATGGCTTTTTCGATATTCGCGTGCAGTTCTTGTGTCTTTCGCCGCAAGGTATCTGAATACGTTTTCCAGGCAGTATCGCGTCTGGCTCTGGCCGCATTCAACTTGCGATAATCACCAGTTGTTCCAAGCGTTCGGTTGATCTGATCCACCTGCCCATCAAAAGCATTCTGATACACCCGCACAGTCTCATCTTTTTTCAGGTTCTTACGGGAAAGCAGGTCATATTCGTAATTACCAGAATCCTCGTCCAGTTCATCCAGTTTTTTTAGCAGGTCATCTTCCATGTCCTGCACTTCTCTGTGAATCCCATCTGGTGCCTTGCCGGCAGCTTCCTGTGCATTTGCCCGGTCAGCCAGTCTTCGTCTTTCCTCGATGGTCTGGCGTAACATTCGCTTCATTTCAGCCGGATTGTCCCGGTGCTGGCGAATAATATCTAAAACCACATCGTCCAGTTCTGCTTTGTGCAATTCTGCGATCTGGTCTACAGAAAGGAAATCTCCAAGATCCACCTGTTTCCCGGCAACGGTGTCCTTGATAGCCTTCCACACATCCCCGTAATTATCCCAGGTGCCGTTTTTGATAGCCTCGACCTGCGCCGGTGTGAAGCCTGCATCCGCAAGAATACCTTGCGCATCCTGCATCATCACCTTCCACATCCTGCGCATTTCTCTATCCACCGTCTTCGCGGCCACCATCTTTGCTGAAGCTGTCTCGATCTTTGCATTCCACCTGCGAGAGAAAGCCATCCGATCCCAGATAGATTTACCATCAATGGTATTTTCGATACCACCACCCTTGAAACCAATCGTTGCAAGGTGACCGGCTCCCCAGCCATCCAATATTCTATCTGCTCTGGCACCGGAATACTTGAACCCGCCCAGCAAAGCATCTGGGTGATCTATTCCAATATGGAACATATTAGTCAGATAGTTTCTGGTAGCAAATGCCGGGTTGATACCCATATAGGTAAAGGCAAAGAAGCGATTGATCGGGCCGACCAGGTTCTTTTGTACCGCTTCATGGAATTGCAATATCCTGACAAGTGCCGGGTTTACAGTTCCAAGTTTTCCGTTCTTTGCCAAAGTTAGCATGTAAGCTGGAATGTCTTTGCCGGATTCTAATGCGACTTGTACCGCCTTCGCTTGTTCTGCCTGTTTCACAATAGACGGGAACATTCTGGCCGCTGCGTTTTCAATCCGTTTAGATAACTTATCTGTCAGGAAGGTCAATGCGTTGGCTCCATCCCCTTTGACACTCTCCAACAGTTTTGTAATGCCCTTAATGTCAAACACGCCGTCAGAATTGCTGAACATCTGCTTGAAACCAAGAAAAGCGTCCAGCATATCATCGCCGAGAAGTATTTGCGCTTCCGGCATTTTAGATATTCTCGCAACAGCCTCTAATCGTTCCGCGTCTGTTCCAGCCACGATCTTTAACATGTCGTGTACAACATTTCCAAAGTCTTCCATCGTGCGAATTTGTTTAGACTTTGCCAGGATGGTAAAGGCATCGTGCATCTTATCCACTAATCTGGCTTGCAAAGCGGTTGAAACTGGCGAGAAGATGCTCCTTTGCGTTGCGCTTTTCACTTGTTCCGCTGTGCGAATTTTTACCCGTTCGGCAAGCCATGAAGATAACTTTTGTGTGGGTGATTCAACCCTTTTAACTACTTTGGCAGAATCAACCACCTCTTCCGCCAAATTCGCTGTGTCAGAAACAGCGTTGGTTGTTCTGGCAATGTCACCCAGATTGTCGGCAGCGTTTGCCGCTTCACCCAGATTACCCGCAACTTTGGCGGTATCGCCCACGGCATTTGTAACCCTGGATACATCCGAAACAGTATCCAGCGAATCAACAATACTTTCTGCTTTGGCAATATCTGTTACTGCATTCACGCTTTTCAACAGATCAGCCCCATCATCGGCGATCATCACGCCTTTGACGCCTGCTTTTGCGGCTCCAGCACCACCCGGAAATAGTAAATTCAGTGGATCTAAAAAAGACTGGCCGACCATTTCTGCCAGCGGATTCTGCAATTCCTGCATCAACAAGATCGGGTTTTCGCCCGCCCTGTATCTTCGCAAGTATTCAGCGATTAATCCGTCTTTGAATAGGGATGAATAAGCGATGCGCGAAGCAGCCCAGGCTTCATACCCGGAAATATCCTCTCCCATCTTTGCCTTGATTGCAATGGTTCCAATCAATCGCTCCGCGCCGTACCCAATATTGCCGAGCAATTCCATACCCCCGCCAAGTAATTGTTTTACGCCTTTCAGCACATATCCGATTCCATAGGGTAAGGTCAGTCTTTCGGCGTTTGTCCAGGCTCTTCCAGCGGTAGATACAGCCTCTCCAACAGTTTGCAAGACAGGGGAGGCGGCTTTGGTTGCATCCTCAACGAAAGTACCCGTCTTATCAGATATAGCAACACCGGCTTGTTTAAACGATTCTGGGATTTCATCCCAGTTATCTTTCTGGATGATCACAATTGGTGTCGTGTCCTTGTTCTGAAAATCATAAAGGACATTTCCCCACCAGTTCTTCATGGCATTACTGACCTCTCCCCAGAAATTGGGGTCTGGGTCAATATCTCCCCAGTAAGGTTTCCCGTACTGGTCAAACATGGTTGCCATCCACTTCGTTCCATCAGTCCGCTGGATAGTCGGCAGCGGTTCACCGCTCATACCCGTTTTGCCGCCAGGTTCAAAGTTTTCGTTGGATTGTTTAGGGTCTATTACGGGAGATTCAGCACTTCCGATATCAGACGCTTTCGCCTGAACCGGTTGTTGTAAAACGGGCTCCTGTTTCAGTTCTGCCGGCCTTTTTACAGAAATATTCCCGGCCTCAATGTTGGCGGCTATATTTTGCTGAATGTCCTCAATTTTGGTTGATTTCGTTTTAGCCATTAGAACTTCCAGGTGTATTGTCCGACAGAACCGAAGTATTTGGTCGGATCAATCTGTTCGGGATGGTTGGCGTTATATCTTGCCTGCGCCGCCTGCTCTGCGCTATAAATAATCTTTCCGTTCGGGTCGTAGATCACATAATTTGCGCCCAATGGTTTCGGTTTGGGATTTTCTGGTTTGCTTGTAGGTACATTCACGCCGGTATATTGATTAACAGCGGTATTCGTCAAACCGGGGTAAGTCAGGTACGGAACATTATTCACATTGACTGTATATCCGCCCTCTGCAAGTGCAGTCGGACCGCCACCGTATACAGCGTTATAATTTGCCTGTTGTTGAGCGGCGTTCTGTAAACTCCCAATCTTGTTTTGCGTAGATGTCATCGGTTTGGGCTGGATCACAGGCTGATTAGCATATTCGTACCTCTTAAAATTCGCCATATTCGCGCCGTTTTGAGCTGCTAACCAGGCGTCATATTGTGCCTGATAGCGGTTACTGGATGCAACAGCGGCATTGGCAGATTGCAGAGACATTCCTTCGCGAATCAGCGCATTTCTTCTGTTTAGATCTTCCTGCATCTTTCTTTCCTGTTCAGATGTCGTAAAGAAATCGCCCACCCTTTTTGCGCCTAAACCGATTCTATTGGCCGCAAATCCAATAAGATCTTGACCGTTAAACAAAGTCTGATTTAACTCACCCAACACTTTATTTCGTGCATCCCAAAATGCGCCAGGAACAGGACTATAAGCATAGCCCATACCGCTGCTGCGCATATTCCCTCTGGGAGAAGCGTCTGTCGGTACTCTAATTACCAGACCCGGCGACAGTATGGAAACGCCAGGGTTCGACGCCTTCAGTTGTGCCACCGTCACCCCGTATTTCTTCGCTATGGTTTCCCAGGTATCCCCGGTCATTACTTGTCTGTCCGGCATCATTCACCTCGCCTAAAAGTTCCTGTACATAAAGTCGCGCTTCTAGAATATCAATCAACATCTGCTTCCTAGAATCCGACATCCTGCCCTCCCTGCGTCATGCCAGTCTGCATTTCCCTGGTCATTTCCGGGTTCATCATCTGCGCCGGGATACCGCCCTGGTTCGGATCAAAACCAATCCCGTTAGCCGGGTTCTGCGGTAATGGCGCGTTATTTGCCATCTGGTTTACCTGCGCCTGCTGCTGTATTTGTGACTGTTGTAATTGCAAAGCCATTTGGCCCTTCTGTTGCATCAGCGCAAGTTCATTCTGCAGCATCGCCTCGCGCACCTTCTCCTTATCAGAAATGCGCATAGCCCTTGCTGGATCTGTAACCCCGATTTCTTCCAGTGCATATTCTTTGGGGAAGCCTAATTGCAGGGCCATCATAGCAGCATTAATCTTTTGCTGTCTATCGGTTGCCACGTCCGGCGATAGCTCAACGCTCAAATTCAGCCTTTCTGGCAAAGCATTAGGATCAAGTATCATTTGTTTTCCAAATGCATCCGCAGAACGGTCGTTATAGAACACCGCACTATTGTTATGTCTGATCCACTTGAAGAACAATTTGCAAATATCCGCAGTGACCTGTTCGGCAAGTTCCCGATATTGCCTGATTTTTGCAACACCAGTTTGAATGGACATGTTATAAGTGGCAAAGTTCACGTTCACTGGTGTATTGCCCTCTGTCATCATTCTGGGTAGGGTGCTTTTTGACATGGATTGCGTCAATAAGTTCAAAGCGGTCGGAATATTTGGGTCAACCGGCTCTACTGGGATAGACTTATAGTCCACACCGGTTGGCAAATCCACCCTGCCACCGGGTGTCATATAGTCAAACTCAACCACTTCGCCGCCCGGCCCTTGAAAGATATGTCTGGGGGCAGCGGCCCTGGCGATCATGTCAGAGATCAACAAACTTTGCGCGATATTCACGGTCTCCCAATCACCAGAATGATAGATGGGTGCCAATAAAGGACTAACTTGATACTGTGGGTCAGTATCCAAAGTAGTGCCGCCCACGCGACAAGCCCACGGCATGAAAGGCAATCCGTGATCTTCGTCTAAAATTCTATAGGTAGCCCCGCCGCCATACCCATCCCCGGAAGCCCACACAACTTTTCGGTCAATATCACAATACTCATAAATATAAATATCATCGTTCAGGTTTGACGGGTTTCCCTCATTCACCCTGGAAGTCAATTCCTTTGCGGATTTACCGTAGAAATTGATCACGTCCGCCACTTTCCATTTGCTGACATACAGAATCTGTTCCGGGACAATATCAGAGTAATTGACATGCACATCTTTGGGGTGTCTGACGGTGACAATCCAATCTCCGTACTCATCCCGTGCGTTTTTCCAGCGTTTTTCTTCACCCGGTCGTTTAGCAATCTTTTCCTGCCACGGCAAATAGGTTACCTGGGCGGCCACCATATCATATAGAATAGCCGAGCGCATCAGATCACGAATCACAGAAGTTCTGCGTCTCAATGAAGCCTCTTTCAGGCATATACCGAGATACCGTTCCCAGGTTTCCGCCTGATCCTTGTTCGCGTCATCATCAGCGAGTGGCACGATCTTAATTCTTGGATCCAACCCGGAAAATATCTGAATTGCAGTCTGAACCGCATCTCTGGGATCACTATTTTTTACCGTTCTGATCCACTTATATGACTTCAAAGCGGGTGGTAATTCCCACTTTACATGGTACATGTCATCCATTTTCGAGAACAAGTCATTTCTTTTGCCATCATTCCCGATCATTTCTGTTGCCAATTGTGTATAGTATGAAAAATCCATTTAGCCTCCCAAAGCCAAGAACGGGTTCAACGTCTTCTTCTTCTCAAAAGACGGTAATTCATCGTTGTTGTAAGGCATAGCCAGCACATCCGGCATACCGCGCAAAGCCCAATAGACTGCATCCATTGCATCATCATGTCTATTGTTAGGGTACTCCCGCAATTCTTTCCGCAGTTCGTTCAGGAACGGAGTATCGGCATCCGAAATCCTTACGCGCATGCTTTCAAGCCACGGGCCCATTTGCCGCTCCAGCCTTTCCATCTTCCCTTTGCCGCCGGTTTTCATCGGAGTGATCTTCAATCCAGGCTTCATCATCAAAGCCTGTATAAATTCCTCGCCTTTACCATCTCCCTCGACCACACAATGCTGCCACCCCGGAAATGTTCCCTGCGCCTTCTCCACATAACCCAATGCGGGAAGCATGGTGGTTCTCTCCAGCACTCCGTCCATCACTACCGCTCCACCCATCGGCAATTTGCACACATACGCCAGAGCGAAATAATCCGTATCTAATTTGGCTCCGCCGCCAACATTCTTCATAGAGGACGCATAGTCCACCCCGCCGACAACCGGCCACGCACCGTTGATCTGCGCTGCCGGAAAATCATAGAACCGGAACACCTGACTATCCGCCTTACTCAAATCCAATAGATACATCCTGGCAAATTCGATCTTCGCACTCATCGCCCGCCTGATCCTAATCTCGCTCTCCGGAAATCTGGACGGCCAAATGCTCTTATACTTCACCCCATCTAAATCAAAACCATCCTCACACTCAATCACAATCGGCGTCTTTACGCGAATAAATTCATCCAACTCCGTCATTCCCATGACCGGATCATTTTCTTTCCACGGCGTAAAGACACAGCACATCCACGCGCCTTTTACGATAGTAGGAAATAGAGTACCTGTCATAATCTTCCTGACAGTCTCCATCTCCTTATCGCTGGCCGTATTGTTCTCATCCAGAATGTCATCAATCAACAACATCCCGGTAACGCGCTTACCAATAATTGCCCGGCTTTTATACCCCAATCCAATGAACGTCGGGTCTTTCCTGTCCGAGTTCAGCCTTCTCCATTGACCATACGGAATATCATCCCTCTTTACTTCATACCCACCAGCCCCCCAGCCCTTCTCCATATCTGGAACAACATTCGGAAAACACGACTTCCACCCCGGATTATTGGCTATAATATCCGCTACTTTCTCGGAATTGTCCTGTGCAATATCATCACCCACCTGAACAGTCAAATAAGTTTTATCTGGCTCATGCCCAATCCGAAAACAAAGAAAACTGGTCAATACCGTTGTCTTGGCACTGCCACGAAAAGCCTCAATAGCAAAATACTTCCCCTGTTCCCTGGCTTCATACAACTGCTCAATCCAATCAATAGCAAACTTCGTTAGCCTTCTGCCAGTAATAACCTCAAAGAAAGCGGAAAAACCCTCAACATTATCATTCTCTCTGGCAACAACAGATAAGAGTAACTCTTCCGTAGCCTTGATCTGCTCCGGCGTGAGCGACTCTATATAATTCTTGATTTCATCCACAATTACAGTATAGGGTTATACAACCTACTGTTTTTTATGCCAGCATCTTTTGATCTCCAACCACTCTAAATCAGCTAATCTTGCCCCGTGCATTCGGTTACAGTAACACCACGGACAGCTACCATGCGGACGACAGGTAAGATCGTATTTACCAGACCTCCAATAGGGTTTCCGATGTTCCTTGCCATGAAGAATACCTTTGTCTAGGCTCATACATACATGATACAGAGATAAGTAGCTGCGTTTTACGCGAAAGAGGTGGGGAGATATTACTAGAACGTAACTTACCTGAATATCGGTAACTTGGAGGAAATTATTGGGTGAGAAATGCGCGCACTGTAAGCCAACGGTCTGCCAATAGGATCAACCAACGAGCCCCCACCCTACCGACCATCCGCTTGCTGACGCTGAAGAAACACGCCTGATCCGGCTCGATCTGGGGTATCGTCACCCATACCCGTACATATAGCCATGCCATCGTGCATACCCGTACAGGTGGGGGGCTTGCTTTCGATAATGTCAATTATCGCAAGCATACGCATGATACCGGCCAGGATCGCATACCAGACGCAACATACCCCCCGGGAGTATATGCGAGGGGGCTTGCAGTCTCTCACACCAGACATGACAAATGTCACATCATATATATGACATTAATCACTGGTAACGCCAGTGTATCATGCTACACTATGTGTATATCACAGAAAGGATCATGAAAATGAACAAGATTAATTATTTTGGCATGGTGTGTAATAGCGTGGACTATGGCGGAGTGCAGATTGTTCAGAACCCCCTAACCGGCTCCTGGATGTTGTTCTTCGATAATAAGTATCCCGACCAACTACCATATAGCGGGACGCTGACAGCGATGAAGGCGGTGGTCAATACGGCCGTGCGTAAGGGCGGCGAGGGGTATTTCATCAAGGCTGGAACGTACAAATAAGTATTAACCACCCGCCCAGAGGATGACAGCCGGCCCGCTACCGGCGGCGGGTATAGCAGGTGTGCTGCTAACCCTATCGCAGGGTATAATCTATCTAGTTCAGAGGAGATTATTATGTCAGAATTAATCGTCGTCAACACCCGCCCGGAGCCGGATCCGTATTTTACCAACCAGGCAACCCAAACCGTCGTCTACGTTGTTCTGTCGAACGGTCAGTATGGCATCGTCCAAGAGGACGATGCCAACGCGATCACCAGGACACGCTGGCATCAGCATGAGCTAGCAGCCACCATCACCCGCCCGGATCAGACCGCCGCTGTCGCGTATATGCAGGGGGCTGCGGAGCTGGTCGACCGTATCATAGCTGGATCGTCCATCGACTATGACGGCCGTCACCTGGCGGGTAACCTGGACGACGACGCGCGCGCCGCCTGGGATCAGCTGGTAGATGAGCTCGGGCAGCTGCCGTCGTCCGACTGGACGCTCTGGCATGCCTCGGAGTGGATCGATCAGGCGCTCCCCAACGACGCCGAGCTAGCCGCTCTCACCGATGATCAGATATCGTCTATGGCCGCCGAGTACGCCGACTACGCCGAGTCAGAGCATGCCGTGATCGCTGGATCGATCCAGGACGCCATCCTGGCCGCCAGAGACCTGGCCCGGGCCGAGTAGATCATCCAGTAGTTTTTCTACATGCCGCGGGGTGATTGACCGCGGCAGCCCCATATGTAATAAGAAGGTTTCAATCCACGCCCCCCATACGGGGAGCGACCAATAGGATATTAACCATATGAACACTAGCGATGATACTATGGAGATCATGACCACGACCGAAGCCGTCCAGTATGCCCTAGACGCCGGGGTCAGGATAACATACACAGGGATTGTGGGCGCGGCCCAACATGGCCGGATACCCGGGGCCCGTAAATTTGGCCGGGACTGGGTCATCCCATTAGCCGGGATGATCTACTACCTGGAGCACCGGTCAACGCAAAGGCCCAAATAGGATGTTAACCTAATCCTCGTCTATAATCTGCCCGTCTATGATCTCCCGCCGATCACGCAGCATCGCGAGCATTTCTTTGGCAACGTCCGCAGATATGGATACCTGTACTCCGTCCGGCTGGTCTTTGTATCGTCTGTCCCGCAACAGGCCAGCCGCGCCGAAAATAAATTTTGCGGCCTCGATACTGTCCCGGTTTCCGCCATCCAGGGCGATCTGGATGATCCTGCCGGCAATCGAGTCCGCGCCGCCCTCCCAATTAACATGCTTGGTGTGTTTAGCCATCGCGCCGCGCACGATCTCTTGCGCCCGCTGCTGGAAGAAGTCGCCTTTTTTCTCCCCCTGGTTTTCTTTTGTGATCGCATAGGCTCCACCGCGCGGGGGACCCTTCAAAAATGCCCCCGTAACCGTATCCAGAATTGCCCCACTGGCCAAAACCCTCTGATGATCTGGTTCTTCGCAAGTGACTCGATGTATCTCTCCGGTGGCCGCCAGGCGGATGTCGCGTATAACCGGATGCCCATGAGTTCCAACCTCTATAACGCCGTCATTCTCTAGCGGTTCAATTTCCTTTTTTGTTTCGTCCATGTTTATATTATACGGCCAATGAATGATATCGGTATTCATACTGTGTTACCGTAACACACCTATAAGTGATCCCCGGGGCTAAATCGAACGGATAGGCGCAGATCATCTTCCGTCTGTTTCAGATATCTACGGAGGACTTGCAGGTCTTTATGGCCCATTAACAATTGAAGCGTGAAAATATCCACCCCGGAGCGAAGGCAGTTTAATGCGTAGGATCGCCGGAATGCGTGGGGATACCAGATGTGCGTTCCAGCCCTCTTGCAGATAGCAGCTAGAATGTGCTGTATGCTGCCATTTTTATAAGGCTCACCATAGCGATTACTAAATAATGATTGGCAGTTGTCGTTCCTGTGGAGCAGGTAGGCTCGCATCGCACGGCGTGCCTTCGCACCCAGCCATACTTTACGAGGTTCCCCGTTCTTCGTATCAGTCAGGACGATCTCCCCTGTGATCATGTTGTATTGTTTTCGCGTCAGTACAGACCATTCTCGCGCGCGGATACCGGTATCGTAGAGGAACAGCAATATAGCTTTTTCTTTCACGCCGCAGACTTCCAGCATCCTGATAATATCTTCCGGCGGAACTGGTTCCAGCCGCTCCGGTTTCGGAGAGCAGAGTTTGACCTTATGTATTCCCGTCCTGGCGTCCGTTTCTAACTCGTACCACCGGAGGAAAGAGCGTATCGAACGATAAGCACCATGAACCCCCCCGGGATTGTGGGTGAGTTGCAGGTAGGCCAGATAGTTCCGGACTACTTCCGCATTGATCTGGTTCATACTGTATATCTGACGATCTTCCAGCCAGCACGCCCAGGGCAACAGCTTTTTTGTATAGAAATCTATTGTTGCCGGCGACCTTCCGGACACCTCTACGCAGCGCAGGTACATGTCCAGGAGATCCATAATCCCTTGTATTTGAATCTCATCAGATGTATAAGGTGTTTTACTCAAAATAACCCCCATATGTGCCGGTTATAGAGCACGTTACCCCCATATATAGCGGTGTTTTTAGGTGGCGAGGGTGGGATTTGAACCCACAACCAATGGCTTATGAGTCGTGTCCGCATTCCCAGCCGATTCTTTCCAGAATTACCAGTACATATACGATTATTCATTCTTTGAGCACCTATATATAGGGCTTTCCGGATATAAATAGTCCAATGCTATTTCAATACCAGGAACAAAACACCAACGAAGATCGCAATGATAGACAACCACCAGAAATCTGTCCCCAATGCAGCTAAACCGACCAGGATCAGTACTACTCCAGAGCCTTTACGCCGTGCCACTAGCAAATTCCGTAATGTACCCATTGAATCCTCCTTCGGTATATCATGTTGTATATGACAGTATTGCTTCAGAGAACGGATGTTCTATAATCATTGCACAGGGAGATAACGAATGAACATTGAAGCGAGCGGGAATTGCTACGAACTGGATTTGATCCCATACCTGGACAGCACCGATGAGATGATTGCCTTACCAGCTTCGCTGGTAGGGCTGATGTTATGGGCTTCACAGTCAGATAAAGCTTCCTGGATGGCCTGCCTGACAATCTCGGAGACAGACTCCGAAATATCACGGGTGAATAGCACTGAATGAACGCCGGGTAGTTTCTGCTCGATTGTCCGGATCGTTTCGACAGAAGGCAACATATCCGGGTAGAGCATATATCTGTTTACAATAGTTTGTTTCAGGCCAAGCCAGTCTGCGAATTCAGATTTGCTCTTGGTGGTTTTCCCGCGCCACTTGATAAATTCACCATAAAGCCATTCTCCAAATTTCATTCTAACCTTTCTAATTCAAATGTATCACCATTGTACTAATTTTGCAATAGGTGCTAAAACACTTGACAAGTAGTTAGCACTTTGTTACTATATACCCATAAATAGCTACTTGGAAAGGAAGTGCTACTGGATGGAACGTATTGCACACGGAACCACAAGGAAGGCCGTACTGGTTTACATCACTGAACACCCAGGCTGCTCGTTAGACGAGATTGCCGGCGCGGTCGGAGTAACAAAAACGCCAGTCAAATACCATGTTCAAACACTGATCAGCGAAGGGAAGCTTTCCTTCACCCCGGGCCGCCACCGCTCCCTACGGGCTATATGACCTGCCAGCACGAAAGTTTAGACATTGAGGAGGAGGTGATCGAAGAAGGACCGATCGCGTTTATCGCCGGTGAGGTGATCTATCGCAGAGAAACGCATCTTTACTATCGCTGTTCTTTCTGCGGTCAACGAGTGGAAGGTGAAGTACCACTCGACTATTCAGAAGAGGAATAAATGGAATTTATCAAGGCAACCAAACGAAAAAGCAAGTTACGTTTAGCTATTGACGGTCCGTCAGGATCAGGAAAGACCTACACCGCCCTGACCGCCGCCAAGACACTCGGCGGCAAGATCGCCGTGATCGACACCGAGCGGGGATCGGCCTCTTTGTATTCCGACAAGTTTAACTTCGATGTGTTGGAGTTGCACACTTTCTCACCCGCTTTGTACATTGACGCTATCGAAACCGCGGAGAAAGCCGGTTATGACGTAATCGTCATAGACTCGCTCTCACATGCCTGGGAAGGTGAAGGTGGGGCGTTGGATATGGTAGACCAAGCCGCCAAGCGCAGTCAGTCCAACAACACCTACACTGCCTGGAAGGATGTTACTCCATTGCAGCGCAAGCTGGTGGATGCCATGCTCCAAAGCCCCGCGCACATTATAGCCACAATGCGCTCAAAAACCGAGTACATCCTCGAAACCAACGACAAGGGCCGCCAAGTTCCAAAGAAAATTGGCATGGCGCCCATCCAGCGTCAGGGCATGGAATACGAGTTTACGCTCGTCTGCGATATGGATTTAGACCATAACTGCATCGTGTCAAAATCGCGTTGCGAAGCCGTTGCCGATAAGGTAGTCAATAAGCCGGACGCAAAGTTTTTTGACATCCTGGTTAACTGGCTTAACTCCGGTGAAGAAGTTAAACAGTCCGAGAAAACAAAACCTGTTGAGGTGAAGCCGGTCGAACAAACTCCACTGGACGCGCTGGTTTCTGCAATGCCATCCATGACTACCGAGGAAGCCCGCGCAATGGTTGGCAGCGATGGTCGAACGTACGGCGAGTGCGACAAAGAAGAGTTAAAAAACAAGGTTCTTGGTATCAACAAGGCCATGAAAAACCCAGCCAACACGCCGGAAAAGAATGACGAGTATCTGCGAAAATTGCAGGCCGCCAACATCTGCATTACTAACCTCTAAACATCACCCTGGCGGCCGGGGCAAAGACCGCCGGAGGTTCTTATGTACACAGTTATGTTTATCAGCATGTGTCTGGCTTTCATCCTAGACCGACTTACTAATTTCCATGATTTTGCGCTAATCGTATTCTGCTTGATCCTGTTCATTCTGGCAGTAAAACATGGCGCCTTTGATTTTGGAGATTGATATGACCGGTCAGCAATTTGTGGATAACAGGGTTGTGATGATCAAGCTCATCCCTCCGTACGATGTTCCGGAAGGTTGCGCTGTCTATTATACCGACAGCGTGGAATATGCCTTAAGGCTGTTTAGTATGTCGCACGCCCAAAGACCAAAGCTGGTTTGGCAGGATTTCACCAATCATAGGATTTATATCCCAGAGGTTGCGGATGATTGACATCCCGCTAACCCGGAATTTCAGGGACTGGTGTCATGAGTACGCGCTTGGGAATATGGTGAAATCGGTGACCAGGGAACCGGGGACGCTGGAGATGCAGCTATCAGGTGTGATTGGCCAGAACGCGGTGCTGTGGATGCTGGGAATGCCGCTGATGAAGCACCAGCAGGGTTATGACGGCGGGTACGACCTGGTACTGGACGGCGTGCGGGTGGACGTTAAGACACAGACCAGAAAGGTCACCGTAAAAGAGGTCATGGTGGCCAATTTCGTGGACGACCAGCGGCGATTGAACGCGCAGGCATACATCTTCACTTCGTATAACTGGGTGAAGCAGATCGTGACGGTGTGCGGCTGGGCGCCGAAGAACTGGCTATTTGAGCGGGCCGAGTTCCACAAGAAGGGTGATCTGCGTTACCGGAGCGATGGCACGAGTTTTTTTAACCGCTACAACAACTGGGAGATGCCGTTATCAAAGCTCTTCCCATGCTACTCGGCGTTCGACCTGCGGGACAGTATCAGAAACAAAATGGTGAGCCTGTGAAAAAAACATGGATCAAGATCAAAAGAGGCCTTCTTGAGCCGAAGCACATCGAGCAACTTGGCCAGGCCTGGTATCTGTACTTATACATTCTGGATCAGGCCGATTGGGATAACGGTCAAATAAAAGAATGGAAAGACGAATACGCGGCTTCTGATCTGAATAAACCGGTCAGACTAATTCAGGAACATCGCAAGCATTTGGCCAGCGAAGGCTATATCACCTGCGCGAAACGACAGCACAACCAAGTGATTATTGTCCATAATTGGACAAACCCGCGTAACTATGATGGCGTTGTGATGAATGAAAATGACCAGAGTTCAGAAAATTCTGAATTCAGAAATAACGTAACTCTGGATGAGAGTACAGGTCAGAGTACAGGTCAGAGTACAGGTCAGAGTACAGGTCAGACTTTTTTTTCTCCCTCTATTAATTCACACTCTTCATCTAACCACATAACCACAATACCACATAGCCACAGTAGCCACAGTGCAGCCGGGAACACCGAAAGTGTCTTCTCGGTTTACGAGAACAACATCGGACTTCTGACACCGCTCATCGCAGATGAGATCAAGTCAGCCGAGAAAGATTACGGGCCGCAATGGGTGGCGGATGCCATTGCCGAGGCCGTCAAAGCAAACGTCCGCCGCTGGAAATATATCCGGGCGATTTTAGAACGCTGGGCCGTGGAAGGCCGGGGCGATAAGCCAAAGAAGAATAAACACGAGGATACAAACATGGCGATTTTCGGCCTGACGCCTGACGAGGAAGGAGAGATTTATGGCAAGCCTGGCTGAAGTCAAAGTCATCATGGGAACGATGTCCATCGCCTACCCGAACTACGTGGCGAAGCAGGGCGCGCCGGAGATTTACCACATGATCCTTTCAGACTTGCCGAAGGACGCGCTGGAAGCGGGAGCCAAAGCATATCTTGCCACTTCCAACGCCTTCTTCCCTTCACCGGGGCAGTGGCGGCAAGCTGCGCTGGATATTGTTCTCTCAAATGCTGCTCCGTCTGCGCTGGAAGCCTGGGGGGAAGTTTTGAATCAGATCGAAAGCGTTGGGTATTACCGTGAGCCGGAGTTTAGCTCCCCGCTGATCGAGAAGATCGTGAACCAGTTTGGTTGGCAGAATCTATGCTCCTCTGAAAATCAAGTAGCAGACCGGGCCAGATTCTTACAAGCTTACGAAGCTGCCTTACAGACCGCGAGTAGTGATGCGCGTATGCTGCCAGGCGTGAAAACCGTAGCTGAAAAATACCGGCTGGAACGAGTTGACGAGAGTATCAAAAAGCTAACGGAGGGAATTGTCCATGACTGAATCAGAAGTATACGAAGTTTATATCAGGAGTTTTGATTTTGTGACCAGGCTGCTGATGATCGCCAAGAATTATAAAAGCACAGACGAGATCACAGCCGAAGATATTAATTTCATCAACAAGGCGGTTGGGCTATGAAAATCATTCAGCTTTGTTTCCTGGATAATATCCGCGCCTGTGACGATTGCGGCGAAATGTTTCTTTCCCCAGACAGGCATCGCAAGTTCTGCGCTTCTTGCCGGAGTTTGCACCACTTTGCCGCGCGAATGAAATACAAGAAAGCTTTTGTCCCTCACTATGTGCCCAAACCGAGTCACAACACCTGCAACGAATTGTACCGCGAGGCAAAGTACATTGTTCTGGAAGACCCCAATGGACTTTATCAAGGCAGTAAATTTTCTTTGAGATCCATCAAAGATATGGTCGCAGACGGCTATTTTTATACAGCCATCATCCAGCATGAAAAGACGCACAGGGTATGCCTGGCGGGCGAGTTAGCATGACAGAAGACTTCTTAATTTGGCTTATTGAATTGATCACCATTCTAGTCGTTGGCGCAATCATGTACAAAGCCGGTGAACTCGCCAGGTACCGCGCCGGCAGCCAAGATACTCTGGAAGAGATGATCGAACGGATGATTTCGAAGATCAAATCCGATCATACGAGGTAAGAATGAAAAAATATGAGCTTACTGACGAGGTAAACGAATATGGATTGCGCCGCATCAAATATCTGATTGATTTGCCCGGAATAAATGCTGGCGAATTAGGCGGATGGATTGAAAGCGAAAAAAATTTATCGCAGGATGGCAATGCGCAGGTATTCGGCAATGCGTGGGTGTACGGCGATGCGCGGGTGTACGGCGATGCGCGGGTGTACGGTGATGCGTGGGTGTACGGCAATGCGCAGGTATTCGGCAATGCGTGGGTGTACGGCGATGCGCGGGTATTCGGCAATGCGCAGGTATTCGGCAATGCGTGGGTGTACGGCGATGCGTGGGTGTACGGCGATGCGCGGGTGTACGGTGATGCGTGGGTATCAAAAAAAACCGATTACCTGACAGTTAGCCCTATTGGCTCTCGCAATAGTACTACCACCTTCTTCCGAGAGGAAAAAGGCATTGCCGTAGTCTGTGGATGTTTCTATGGCTCATTGGATGATTTTACCAAGCGGGTCATAGAAACTCACGGCGATAACCGCCATGCAAAAATGTATCTAGCGGCAATAGAACTGGCTAAATTGCAGATGGAGACAGACAAATGAACAAAAACGAATTGCCAGATACTCCTGAAAGAACACCCAACCCGGGAAGCGATGAGGCCGTCAAATTAGGTTGCACCTGCCCTGTTGAGGACAACAAACACGGGGATGGTGTACCCTCATCCATAGCCGGAGTTGCGCAAGTACAGCGAGTATCCGACCATTGATCTGATGGGCATCTTGTACGGCTGGGGGCCGGCGAAAGGTCTGAAATTTGTCTGCAAACGGTACGGCATAGAGAACCCACTACCGGAACTGAACGGCTCTCTGGTGGATGGAATGGAGCCAGAGACGCTGCGGGCGTACTGCGGCAACGATGTGGAGCTCACACTTCGCCTGTACCAAAAGATGTGTGGCGTGTATTTGCAGGATTTCCAGACCGACACCTCCGAATAGAGCAAACTTATCACAGTATGATGAATATGAGGAAATTATGATCACTCAACTAACAAAAGAACAGACAGATAAGTTTCCTGCCTATTTAAAAGAATGGACTGGCTACGGGTTATTCACCGAACCAGCGAATAGACCGCTGGCTGAAGAAGGAATCCGCGAGATGTATGCTGTAGTGGGTTTGAAAGAGCCAAAAATTATTTGGACAACCAGCCCGATGGCAAACGCGTTGATTTACGCAATGGTAAAAGATAAGGCTTCCGTCAGGGCTTCCGTCAGGGATTCCGTCGGGGCTTCCGTCTGGGCTTCCGTCGGGGATTCCGTCGGGGATTCCGTCATGGCTTCCGTCTGGGATTCCGTCGGGGATTCCGTCTGGGATTCCGTCAGAGCTTCCGTCAGGGCTTCCGTCAGGGATTCCGTCAGGGCTTCCGTCAGGGC